TAACTTTGGCAACTTTTCTCAAAGCCGAGTTTGGTTTTTTAGGAGTCGTAGTATAGACCCTAGTGCAAACTCCTCTTCTTTGAGGACACTCTTTTAGCGCTGGAGATTTTGACTTAAAAGTCACTTTCTTGCGCTCTTTTCTGACCAATTGATTAATGGTTGGCACAGTAATTCCTTTCGACTAAATTTATTAAAAAGACTTGATTTTATTTAAATTTGCCTTAGCAGTAGCTTAAATGTAAAGTTGCCTAAAATAGGCCAATCCATGCAAAGCGGACGATCTCACAACGATAATATGTTTTTAAAAATATACAAAAATATTTCACCAAGAACACACCCTTTGGCACAGTTTGGGGCACAGTAAAACTTCCGTTTTTACGTAGAAAAAGGCAATATCTTTTAAACGTTAGGGCACACTAAAATTATTTTTACAAGCACGTTTTTAAACGGATTTTTAAAAGTGATTACGCATTGATATAACATTAGGGGGGGCAATTTGCCCCATTATTATACCGCCAAAGCCCTATTTTTTGCCTCGACTACCGCTCCTGTTGGCGGCGGAGTTCTTGGCCGCTTGTCTTTGTCTGCTTTTCTCCCCGCGGCTCGTTTTACCGTAGCCAGTCTTTGCCCCAAAGTTGCGGTTATTGCTTGTCCTCCCTGCCTCGCTATTTTTAGCTTTTTCTTGTGCGGTCTTTTGCTTGCCGAGCTCGTCGGCTAGCTGTTTTTGCTTATTCGGATCCACTTTTGTGCCGCCAAAGCCTAGCAATGAGCCCGCCTCTAGCCAGTTGCCGACTTTATTATTGGGCATACTCCAGCCCCCGCTTTTGTTTTTTGATGGGCTTACCCCACCAAAACCGCCTCCGTTTCGCGCTCGCCCTTGCACCCTAGCGGCTCTTTCCGCCCACTCCATAGAGCTTGTTTTATTTGATATTTCTCCTCCGCCCGTAGAGTTTACTTGCGCGGTTTGCAAAGCCTGTGCCGCAATATCGCTCGCTTGCGTACTTGGCGCCGTTACGGTGGCATTTAGTTGGTACGAGAAACTATTTTGTACCTCTTGTAGGCTCTGGGTTAGCGCGCCTCTTAGTTCGCTCGCCCAGCCGTAGTTTTCTTGTCTGGCATAGCCAAACTCTAGCCCCATATGCCCTAGTCCTATGCCTAAATTAAATTGCGGGTTATAACCGCGCCTTGGCATGCCGTAGGTTTTTCCGATCTCTATCGTATCGGTTCTTACTACGCTAGAGGGCCTTGTTTTATCGACGTAAAGAAATTTCTTATCTTGCACTCTATACCCCACTACGTCGCCTTTTTTGTTTTCAAGCTCAACGTGGCTATCTAGCATTCCGAATTTCTCCTTAAAAAATTCTCCAAACCCAAGCGCCCTGTCATAATACGGCGCACCGTCCGCATCAAATCCTTGCAGCTCTCCGCCTAGCCCGAAATGATTATCGAGCCCCGCTATTACTTCCGTGATTTCGTCCACTAACGAGCCGATAGCAAGGCTTAGCCCAAACATCCCTAGCAGCGACGGAGCCGTGCCTAATGCCCGCAATCCGTAGCTTAGCGCGCTTTGGGTTAGCGTATTTTTTAGCTCGCCTAGCAAAGCCTCGCCGATATTGGCGGTATTAAATTCCCTGTTTACTATCCCGTCATAAAGCATCCCTGCAGCTATACGCCCAAATACTCCGCCAAAAACATACCCTAGCCCTTCTACGGCGTTTTCATATTGACTATCCATCATCATTTCGCCGTAAAACTGCCTCAAGTTTCTATTTATCTCGCCGCGAGTTCTACCGCCTAGCCCTCTGCCAAAGCTATCGCCCCTATCGCTTTGCCTAATTACGGCTTTGCGCTCTTTGGCTTGTTTTGCTATTATCTCGCTTGCGCTTGATATTAGCGTAGCGGCGCTATCCTTATCCTCTTGCAAAAGCAAGATTTGCATAGGCATTAGCACGAATTCCGCAAAGTCCTCGTTTAGCTCGAGTAGCCCTGCTGTCAAAGAAAAGGCTTGGTTGATAAAAAAACTTCTTAGATCGGGAGTGGGTAAATTTAAGGCGTTATAGCCGTAGCCGCCTGCATAATATCCGTCAAACAGCCCACCGGCCATAAAGTCGTAAACCCCGCCCGTGTCGGGATTGGTAACGTTTAGATAGTCGAAGTTAGTGTAGTTCACTTCCTTTTTTCCATATCGAATTTAGCAGGTTTGCCAAGTCCCGGCAAATCCTCTTTGACTAGCCCGGAAAGCATATCAAAAAAGACCTTCGTCATATCCGCAGGCACTATCATTCCGCCGGCTTGGTTTTCAGAGATAAACCCGCCGAGCGTAGATGTAGCCTTGATAATGCGGTTATCCTTGACTTGCCTATCTATCGCCTCCTTTTGGCTTTTAGCCAGCTCGGTCTCGTCTTTTAGCTTTTTTATTTGCGCGTCCACCAGTTCGTTTTGTTTTTTTAGCCCCGCGAGCCTATCGTTCATCCCGCGCTCTAGCTCCTCGTTTCTTAGCCGCGCGCTTTTGGTCTGCTCTTTTAGCCCGTTCATTTCCTCGTCAAATGTTAGCTCACGGTATGTTAGCTCCATTGCCTGCGCCATAGCCTGCGCGGTGTAGCCCATAGTTAGATTTGCTAGCAGTTCGCTTATGTACTTCGCGCGGAGCTCGTTTGAGATGTTGTATTTGTCGTATTGCTCGTTTAGATACTCCAGCGTTTTTTGATACGGGGTATTTGCCGCCGTAGTTTCGGTTAGCATATCGCCAAAATTAGCTATGTATTTGTCCGTGAAGTTCATCTTATTGCCCTTTCTCTATTTAGCCGCGTGAGCTTGAAATTTATCAAATCCGCGTCGTCGTCCGTTTTTTCAGATAGCGCGGCAAGGTCTTTTTTGACCCCGCCAACGCCCGCGCTTAGCCCCTCAAATTTTGCCTCTAAGCCTGCTATTTTGCTATTTACGGCGGCTATTGCGGCGTTTGCGGAATTCACCGCATCTATTAGCGCGGTTTCTTGCTCGGGCGTCATTTTGCCCCGCCTAAAATTTCATTGAGCTTTTGGGCGCAAAGGATTATCATTTGCTTTAGCTCCTGCGCGCTCACATCGACAAGCTCCCCGCTTACGGTTGGGAATTTTACGCTTTGCGCGCCTGATATTTCAGCCGATTTTAGGGCGATCATCATTCTTGTTTGCGCTGCCTCGTCTGCAGGAAAAGTTTTGCTGCCGATCTCTATCTCCAAATTCGCGAGCTTGCGCGTTCTTTCTCGGTCGCGTTCGCTTTTTAGCATTTCTGCGCTTTTGCTTAGAGAGCCGTTTTCAAACTTATACCCCATCGGGTTATCTACGCCTAAATTATCTATTACGGAGGCTAGCACGCTAAAATAGCGCGGATGTTCCTCGCTACCTTGCCCCACAATGATTTTTGTGTCTTTTTCTAGATAATAATACATTTGTCCTCCTACCTTAAGGCTTCTTGATTTAAATAAAGCATTATCGCTGCAGTGTTTGGCTGCATTGCAAACGAGCCGTGAAAGCCGCCGTACCCATTGCGGCCTAAAAAGCCAACCCCGCTCTTACTGCCGTCTGAATTCCCCCATAATACGATACATGCGTTTGAGTCCGAGCTAAAATTCGCGTATATCGTCCTACTGCTTGATGAGTTGTTTTCGTATCGCTCTATTTTGATTATCGTGTTGGTTTGTTTTAGCTGGTCGAAACTTACATCCGCGCCGAATTTTATCTTACCGCCCGATATTTCAAACGGCGTCAAGCTCCTTAGACTATCGGTTATCCTGAAGTTGTCGGCATTTATCTCAAATTTAGACTGCTGATTGCTGCCGTCGCCGTAGCTCCAGCCCGTTATTCTGCCTCTGCTATCGGTCACGACCGATTTTACGCGCGCGGCGTAGTCTTTAGCCTGCGTGGCTATGGTCGAGGCGTTGTCAATCTTTACGTTTTGACCGCTTACCGTCGTGCTTAGCCTGCTTAGGTCGCTTGTTATCGAGCTTGTTTTTCCGTCTACTGCGCGGTTGATCTTTGTTTCTACATTGCGCATTATTTGCGTCGAGAGATCGTCCGTATTAGGCAAAGTAGCCTTTAGCTCCTCAAATTTCTGCGCTAGTGCCTGGTCTTTGCTAGCATAGCTTTGTTTTAGCTCGTTTATGCTGGCGTTGATTTCGCCGAATTTCGCGTTGATTTGTTGTATCGCCTGTGCTAAGGCTTCGTTGTCGGTAGTTACGGCTACGTCTTTTGTTGTAACAATGGCCTGTATCTTGTCGTTTACCGCCTTGACTTCGGTTTTTAGCTCTTTTACGTCTTTGATTACGCCTTTGAGCTTATCGCGCAAATTAACGTTGTCAAAGGTGTACTCTTTGTTTAGGTAGTCCTCGATTATCTTTTCAAGCTCGGTTAGATGATCCCATATGTTCACATCTGTGCCGCTACCGCCGCCCGTACCGCCGTTATTGTTATTTCCCCCGTTATTGCCACCGTTGCCGCCGCCGTTTGGACGCACCGCCCAATAATCAGGCACCAAATTAGCCCTCATATCCGCTCCTTTTACTAATTTTGCTTTACCGCGCAAAACGCAGTATTTATCGCCGTTTTTGTTTCGTATCCATACGCTATACGCGTGCCAAGCTCCGCCGTAGCCGTATATGTCGCTGATGTCGTTTTTGAAAAACCCCTCAGGCGCACTTTGCCATATCTCGCTACCGCATCGCACTAAAATTTCATTACCCCTGATCGCGCCCGTCCCCGTGACGTAAAACCCGACGTCGTTTTCGATATTCGTAAAAGCAACGAATACATCATCGTACTCGGGGTTAAATCTTATCTCCTCGCCGTTTTCGCCCGTGTACGCCACTTGCAGGGTAAAAGCGCTATCTATGATAAAGGTTTTGTCGTAGTATAAGTTCATACTACACCGCCAACGCTCTATTTCTCCAGCCGTTGGCGTAGATTTTTAGCCGCGGATTTTTCTCGATTAGTTTGTTGTAGTATTCAAGCTCGGCGCGATCGAATTGCTTGTCAAATCGCTCCTCGTCATATCGGTTTATCGCCGCTACCGTTTGATCGCCGACTATGCCGTCATTAACGACGCCCACTAGCTGCTGCGCAACTCTCACGGCGGGCTTTACGCCGACATTCACGCCAAAGATAAACATCTCATTCGCTTTTAGCTGGCTTGAGATTTCGTCAAGCCTCATACGATCCCAGTATGCCTCTTTGTAGAATGCTCGCACCTGTGCGCGCAAATTCTCGCTAGCGTATAACGCGCGCGATATTTTCAGGATATTTCCGCCAAGAGCCACTGCGCCTAGTATCTCGTCCCAGCCAGCCCAGTGCGGATGGGCATTTTGATAAATACCCATAAACGTCCAGCCGTCCTCGGTCGGATTTTTATGTAGCGCGTTTTCAGGCTTAGAAAACTCAAGCCTCATCAAAATTTGAAAAGCTTCGTTAAAATTTGCCATTTTCCATCCTTTCATCGTCAAAATTTTCGTGTCTAAAATCCGAGCCATAGTCCTGATAGCCATAGCTATTGCCGTTTAGCCCTTCTATCTTTTTTTCTACGGCTTTATCTATCATCGCGGTAGCCCACTCCGCGCCTCTCCACGCGAAAAACCCGCCCACTGCTAGCGAGAATTTAGGCGCCTGCGTAAAATAAAACGTCGTTTCATACGCTAGCCAGCATACAAACATCGAACTAGCCGTGCCTACGACTAAATTTACGAGCCTTTGCGCGCCTTTTTTGCCGCTATTTGCCATATTCAGCAGTCCGCCTACTAGCCCCACCAAAATAACCCAAAAATAAAGCCCTATCTCCTCTATTACGTCATCCATTTTTCTCCCTCACTTCGTGACTAGCCACATTAGCAAGATTGACAAAACGATCTCGATAATAGCCTTTTTACTTAGCCAAAATTTTCTAGCTCTAGTCGCCAACTCTATCATCTACGCACCCCTTTAAAAGTTCCTCGCAGGTTTTGAAATACTCCATTAGCTCGCGCGCGCTTTGCGGATCGTTTGCCTCAAACTTCGGCTTCTCGGGCATTTTTGCAAGGCACGCTACGGGCGTTCTTACTTCTTGATATACGGTTTTTGTGATGATTTGCGGCTCTTTAGACGAGCAACCGCAAAAGATAATCGCCAAGATTATCATCGTAGCGCAAAGGACTACGAAATCACTCTTTAGCCTTATCTCTTTATTTTCCCGCTTCATTGATTAGCTCCTCGTAAAATTTGAGTTTCTTTTCGCACTGCGCGTCTTTAACCGGTATTTCTATCTTTTTAAATTTCGTCACTACGCGTTCCTGCGTCTTTACGACGTCGGGGGGCTTTATGGTTAGCGCCTTGATTTTCTCGTTTTGAAAATCTACGCGCGTATTGCACTCGCTTAAATTTGCCGCCGAGATTTGCAGGTTCGCTTCTTTTATCGCTAGCTCTTTTTGCGCCTGAGCTAGCTCTGCTTTTGCTTCTTTGACGTCGCCTCTTAGTTTCCAAATTTCAACTCCAAGCCCTAGCATTACGCCGGCAAGTGCGCCGATTACGATTAGCCAAAGCTTGTTTGCGATTAGGAAATTCATCACGCCCCCTTTAGCAAATTTATGGTAAGCAAGACGGCCAAAATTATTGCTGCAATGACTGCAAATTTGACCGCCGAGCTCACTGTTTTATCCTTTTGAATGGATTTACCGCCCAAACCGTCTTTAGCACCTTTTTATCGCCGTTCTCGATAAACTCGTGCCAATTCTCGGGATTTGCGCCGGCTATATCCATCAGCTTCCACCCGACGTAAATGCGGCAATAAAAGCCGCTTAAAAAGCCTTTATATCTTATCTCGCGGTAGTAGCCAAAACGCTCCCGTCCGTCTTTTAGACGGCACTCTACCTTGCAAAAACCGCTTTTGCGCCCTTTGTTTTGCGTAATAAGCACGTCGCCGTGCGTAACGACGCTAGAAGGTTGAACATCTAGGACTTTTACGCCTAGATATTTGACGCTAAAATAGCCTATTCTATTTCGCAGTAACCAGCAAAGACGAGCGAAATAAGTGCGGTTCTTGGGCGGAGGGAAATGCTCCCGTCTCCATCCGCCGTCGCCGTTTATGGCCGCACTTTGTCCGTCGTAGTAGTCGTCGGCGTCCTCAAACCAGCGAAAACATCGCGGCAGATGATCGTCGCTTTCTTTTGCAAAAAGCAATGCGATCGGCACGACGAAAAAGGCCAAAATCTCAAGCGGTATCTCTACCGCTACGTTTTTTGCTATTTGAAGTTTTTGTTTCGCCGTGAGTTTCATCGTCATACCTTTCTGATTTTGCTTGCGCCTACGCCTGATTTGAGACGGAATTCACTGGCAGAATCTATCCCCGCGCTTACTACTATTTGACTTAGAGACGTTAAGCCTTTAAAATTGTTCACCCCACTAATTTTTACTAATTTCCTCATCGTCAAATAAAATACGCTAGACAGGTTGCAAAAATTACCTTGCCCGGTTATAGTATGCAAACTTGGAAACGTAAAATCATTGACCATCATAGAGTTGTTTGAAAAGCAGTTGCCCCCAACGGTTTCTAGCAAAGGTGCGTCTATCTTTGTTAGCGCAGTTGTGGAAAAACTGTCATCCACTTCTCTTAGCAGAGGAGCTTTCAAAGTTTTTATATCCTCGCTTAGATTATTAAAGCAGCTAGCCCCAAGCGTCTGTAACGATTTTAAATTTAGCTCCGTCATACCAGGAGCAACCAAAATTAGAGAAAAATTATTAAAATTGTTTGCCCCGATTTTCGTAAATTTGCTAAAGTCTAGTTTATTTTTGTGGTAGTTAGGAGCCTCGCAAATGTTTTGATACGTCCGCGTAAAACTAGCTGGGACTTCCTTCCCCCACAAAACATAGTCTAGCCCGTTTTCTTTGACTATCTTTGTTACTTCGGGATAGGGCTCTCCGCCCTTGCCCCCAAAAAAAAATGCGCCTTTTAACATTACGCAGCCTTTATGAAAGAGATTAGCACTTTGTTGTCGCCTGGTCGCACAAAGTAGCTAAAAAATACATATCCTTGCCCGTACGTCGCTTCGCTTGGGTTTAGGATAATAAAGTCGCTTGAAAAGCCCGTCACGCCGTTGCCGCTAATATACACTAGTCCGCTTTGGCCTGCCTCTCTATCTCCTGCTGTTATTTGCCCGCTTACGCTACCCGTGAAATTTACGCCTTGCATAAAATCTACCCTATTGCTCGTGATATTTTGCGCTTTGGTGTATTTATTTAGCGCGCCTTGCGTGACACAATTATTTAACTGCGCCGTAGTAGCATACACGCCTAGTTGCGATTTGAGCGCAAACGTTGCTTTGTCGCTCTCGTATATGGTCGTAGTGAGCTTGTCGTATAGCTCGTCTTTCGTAGCTAGCGTCGCAGTTTTTGCAGCGATTAGCTCGTTTGCTTTCATTTCGTCTATTTTTGCGCCTAGCTCCTCTTTAGTAGCTAGCCCGCTCACGTCTACGCTGCCCGATGTCTCGCCTTTTTTGGCGTATGTTTCGTCTATTTTTTTGCTTGAATACGTCTTACTTTCGCTGCGCTGGCTATCGTCGATAGGCGATGTCACGCTTTCTAGCTTTTCCTCTATTTGAGATTTTAGAGCCGTTAGCTCCTCGTATTTGCGCTCAAAGCTAGTTTTGACTTGTTCAAACTCCTCTGTTTTTCTTGTGAGTAGCGCGCTAAAAGCCTCTGTTTTGAGGTTGATTTCGTCTTTGGCGTTTTGGCCTGCGCGCTCTACATCGGTCACTATTGGGGCAAGATTGTTTTTTGCCTTATCGATCAGCTCTTTTGACTTCTCTACATCGTCGCTTAGCCCCTGCATCTTGTCGGCTAGATAGCGAAACTCGCGAAGTTCGTTCACGTCTATGCTTTTTACGGCAGCCTCTAGGTCTTTGGTTTGGGATAGTAGGAATTTTAGCGCTTCAAGTTTTTCCGCGCCCATTTTGAGTTCGTATATGCTTGTCATTTGATTAGTCCGCTTTCTTTGATAGTTTTCGTCGTATTTGCAAAAAATTCGCTCGCCTCTTTGAAAAATGCAAGCAAATCAACCGTAGCCAAAACCCGCGCGCTTAAAATCGCGGGAAACAAATCTCTATTCATAGCCCGTATTCCTTTCCGTAGTTGGCGTTGTAGTCGGCGATGATTTCAAGAGCTAGAGTGCGGTAGTACGTGTCTTGATTGAGTAGAAACGCTACCTCATTGATGACGGCGTACGTAAGCGTCTCGTCTATCATCAGGTGTTCGTTTTCGTCGCTAAAATTAGGACGATCTGGGTAGGTCAAAAATGCGTTTTGGTCTACGTTTCGATACACCCGTTCGTTGCTTTCTATGCTGCGCAAAAGCTCGTTTGGTATGCACTTGTTCGCTACGTATAGCATAGCCTCGAAAAATACGTCCGCTAACGTCTCGTCATCGGGGATTTTTTTATCCCCGACGCACTTAAATTTCAAGACCTTTTTTACTTCTTGGCAACGCATTTTTACGCCTTTAGCCCGACTCCGATCGCAAACGCATCGGCATTTCTAACCTCTAGGCAGCCTTCGGTGTAGTATCTCTTTTGTATAGCCGTTTTTGACGTAGTGACGTCTTTTAGCTCGGTCGGCACGAGTAGGCCGTTTTTCATATACTCAAAATCCCCCGCGATAAGCACGTCGCCTAGCCCAAATTTTGGAGATAAGAAACGGTGCAACCTGAAATTGACCTTGCCAAAGTCGGTATCAAGGCTCACTACGCTTGAATTCACGTGTTTTTCGTTGCCAAATTGACGAGTAGCAAATTTGTTGATCGCAGGTTTTAGCCCGGCGCCTACGAATACGTCTTTCGGAGTTGCGCCCACATCGTAGATATTTTGCAAAAGAGTATGCAAGATTTCCTCGGTCAATACCGTTTCCGTACCGCTCCAGTTGTTCGTGCTATCAAAAGCTACGACATTGCCTCTTTTGCCGCTAGCCCACGATGCAGCGCCTTTAGCGACGTAGTAAAACATTCCCGCCATTTCGCCCGCCGTCGTATCTGTTCTTACCGCAGGCGCCATAAATACGGATTGTTTTGCGTTTGCGTGGCGACCTAGCCCAAATAGCGCATACTCCATATCCAGTTTATGCTCTTTGGCTCTTTTTGCTATCTCGCGCGGTAGCTCCTTGCCGCCGTATGTAGCGACTGCTTGCATACTTCTTGACACGCTGACTTCCGTCGTGAAAATTTGCGTTGCGTTTGACGTTTTTTGAACGGTGCTTTTTCTCGTATCGTTAAAGTCGCTGATCTCTAGCTGCGCGTTCTTTTTCGGCGCGGCTAGCGTATCGGTTAGCCAGCTGTGCTCTATACCTTTTACGTCAGACGTACCGATCATACTTAGTATCGGCGTTTCGTCCGCGCCTATTAAAATGATTTTGTCGTAAACCGAAGGTTTTAAGCCTTGTCTAGATGTTGCAGGGGCTTGAAAGCCCGTACTTGTGATTGCCATAATCGCTCCTTTTTATATGGTTTAGAGCGATTATCGCGTAAGTCGCAGTGTCAAATCTACCTAGTTTTGGGGAAAATTAGAAAAAAATAGTGTCAAAATTTGCACAATTTGGGAAAAATAGGAAAAATTACCCAAAAATTACCGCATTTTTTGGGAAATATGGGGTACCCCTTAAAAAAGGGGATTTGATTGTTAAATTTCGTTGCTTTGTATTATTTTATCTCAATATCGTCACATATCAAGCTAATATCCGCTCCGCTTGCTTCTCTTAGCGTTTTTAGAGTATGTTTAATGTTTCTCATCGCCTCTATGTTTAGCGTTTGAGGTAGCCACTCCGCACCGCAGTTAGGGCACTCATTTAGAAAAACCTTGTGCGTTTCAAACACAAACGATATGGACGTCTGACAATACATACAAACAAATTCTATGCCTTTTATATTTTTTACGTTTTGTTTCATTGCGTTATTCTCCTTTTTTGATTTTTTATTTTTATCTTTTTACCTTATTTGCCCGTATCTCGCTATTCTAAACCTTTAAATTTATGGTATAATGATCTAAATCTTGCGTTAATAGGGTCTAATTTTATCTTGGGCTCGTAACCCGAGCGAGTAAGAGCGGACTTAGTCCGTCCCTAGCGCAAGATTTTTAAAAAACTCATTATTCTCCAATCTCCCATTTTCAAAATACATTGACTTAAACGCAAGCTCATTTCTTTTTTTCTTAATTTCCTCGACTATTACGTAGTAGCCGTTTATTTGCCTACCGCTAACTACTACTTCCTGCCCTGATTTATCCTTTGAAACCGCGCTTATCGACGCATTATCGGCATACTCCTCCCATTTTGCAATATCCTCAAAGGTTACGGGTTTTTGCCCGCTCTTTTTTACTAGATCACTATCTTTACCGTGCCTATTGATGACGTGAGTTACGGCGTCTGCGCCTATGGTTCGCCTTACGTCTTGCGGATGTTTAAAATTCAACTCTTTAGCCCTTTTAGCATCTAGCTTATCTACGGCAATAGTTTTCTTTGAGTTCCACACGTATTCTACTATCTCCGCGTTTAGATTATCTCTGCCGATAGGCGTCATATCTCGCCCCTTTTGCGCGCTAGCTTCTATCGTCTTTTTGGTTTGTTCGTTTTTTATTGCCTGAGCGTATCTACCTTTTGCCGCCTCTATTATCTCCACTTTGGTTTTCGTGCTTAGGTCTTTATTTGTTATAGTCTTTTGTAGCAGTTTGCCTAGCTCGTCTTGCTTTAGTTTATTTACGAAACTTGATATTTTCTCCTTATTAGCGTTTCCTTCTGCTATTTTTACTATCTGATCGTATAGTTTAG